AGCTTCCCACAGGGATTCGAAAGCGATCCACAGGCAACTGCGGCGATCAACAGGTTTTTCAACAGGTAAAACTACGTTTTGTGCAAAACTTTCCACGATGGAAAAGTTGTGGTAATCTCTGTGCATGAAACTCCTAATCTCTAAATGTTCACAGTGCGGACAAGCAATTTTGTACGGCCACCCAACCATCTCAATCGTTACCGAAATCTGCAAAGAGGTCTTTGAGCAAACTGGGGTAGATAAAGAATCGTTGGCGTTCCGTTCGAATCAACATCGCTTCGTATATGCGCGTAGTCTATTTGCAGTGAAGGCCAGAGAAAGAGGCCTTTCGTATAGTGAGATTTCCACAATACTCCAAAGGCACCACACTACCGTTATCCACAATGTGGAGCGGTTTCGTACCGCTTTTCCCACAGCACCTACTACTACTACTAAGTAATTATCTCTATTGCTTCACTACATGCTATAAAGCAGAAGCACTACAGATACACATATTGCAAGGGGAATAAGGAACGACGCCGCCATCGCGAAAAAATCGGTGCGCGGTTGAAATCTTTCCTTGCGCCGTGGTTCGCATCGCGATTACCATGGGCGAGTCCCACCAGAACGCCGACGCACTCAGGAGACTTCGCGATGCCATCGACCCAGAATTACGGACCCACAAACACAGCCCTCCCGGTCCTGCAAACCGTCACCGGCACAGCCGAGGCGATGGTGCTCTCCGCGAACCCGAATGCGCTGGCGTCGGTGCCCACCGCGTTGCAAGGCAGCCAGGCGCTGTCGGCTGGCGCGCCCACGGTGCTGACCACCACGATCCCTGCGAACAGCGCACTCGCGGGCAAGCGATTCGGATTCCTGACCGCGTTCGCCATCGCCGCTGCGGCTTCCGAAAATGTCACGGTGAAACTCTACGCGGCGAAGGTAGCGCTTTCGACGACCCCAGGCAGCAACACGTTGCTTGGATCGAGCGGAGCCATTGCCAGCGGCGGCGCGACTACGCTGGTAGGCTGGGCGGAGTTCCAAGGCGTCTACGACGCGGTGAGCGGCATCCTGACCGGAACGGTCAGCTTCTACATCGGCGGGACGCTGGTGGCGACCGTAGCGACCTCCAACGCCATCACAGGCGTCTCCGAGACCGCGAATCCCATCCTCAACTTCGGCCTGAGCGTCACGTTCAGCGTGGCTGAGGCATCCGGCAACACCATCGCAATCGTCGAAGGTGGAACCGGCGTCACGTTCTAGCGAGAATGGCGGGGTAAGACCAGCCGCCAGATGTGGGAAACGGTTCCCCAATGAATACCGTGGCAGGGCGGAGAGCACGCCCAAGACGTCCAGAAAAGACTGGAAGCGATCATCGAAGCTAGAGCGCGGCGAGTGCCGATGTGACCTGGGTGGAGTCCCTATCCAAGACGGAATGGGGCCAAGATTTTTAGAATCATTCTGAGGCGAGCGCGATGGCGAAGGAAGAGAAAAAGCATGAGGGCGAGGCGGAACATCTGAAGGGTTCCGGCAAGCGCGAAGGCGAGCGTAAAGAGGGCGGCGAGAAGAAGGAAAAGAAGGAAGGCAAGGAGGCCGAGGGTGGCCACCGGCTGCACCAGATGACCCACACCTTCCACAAGAACGGTGGCGCAACCACGGTCCACAAGTACGCCGACAAAAAGGGCGCTGCGATGGCCGAGGAGCCGGAGTATCAGCACGTCGATATGGACGACCTGCGGCAGCACATGGAGGACCATGCCGCACCTGCGATGGGCGAACCGGGGCAGGAGGCAGGCGAGGAAGACGAAGAGGCTGGCGGAGGCGCTGCGGCTGGTGGTGGAGCAGGCGGCGGCGAGGAAGACGAGCAGGAATAGAAATTGACCAGGCCACCTAACAGGACTCGAACCCGCAATCTTCGCGTAAGCAATGCCCGACTGGTCAGTCCCAAGAAAGGGCGGCTTCTCTGTTTAGAATAATTCTAATTTTGAGGTCGCGATGCTGTTTGATTTGGATCGGGTGGCGGGGGATCGGGAGTATCGCGACGAGCTGCGGTTTCGCTGCATCACCGACCATTTCTTTCTCGGGCAGATGCTGGGCAAGGGCTTCGATAAGCTGGACCGCGTGGTGCATGCGAAGATGGCAGGGCTCTACGTGAAGAAGAAGCCGGGGCTGTCGATCGAGGACCAAGACACGGTAAAGAACATGATCGACCTCGAGCCGCGCGAGGTTTACAAGACCACGATGGGGCACCTGGATTCGATCCAGTGGATACTGGTCGACCCGGATATGACGATCCTGAACGAGGGCGCGACGCAGCCGCTGGCGAAGGCGATCAGCAATGTGCAGTCGGCGGCGTTCGTGAAGCCCAAGGGACGGCAGCCTACGGTCTTCCAGAGCCTCTTCCCGGAGTATGTGGTGGAGAAGGCGGGCGACGGCTGGTACATGGCTCCGTGCCGCACCTACAGCCAGGTGGACATGACGATCGACACCACCAGCGTGCAGACTTCGCAGTCGGGGTTCCATCCGTGGGTGTTCAACGCGGACGACGCGGTGGATACGACCAACAGCGGCATCAAGGCGCGAGACGAGATCCGCGCTACGGTCATTTCGAATCACTATACGAACATCAACACCCGAAAGCGCGGCGGCTACTTTCATGCGCGCGGTACGCGCTACCATCCGTTTGAGTTGTGGAATTCCCTGCTTCGCGAGGCCGAACTAAACCCCGATCTTTGGCGTGTGGTGGTGCAGCCGGTGATGATTATCAAGAGTGGGCGTCGACTAGTCCCCGATTGGTTCCCGGAACCGCACGAGGTAGAAATTTTGTACCCGTTTGTGAGCTATGAGGAGTTGAAGGCGAAGTACGTCAACTACGAGAGTTTTATGACGCAGCAAATGAATGACCCTCAAGGCGGCGGGTTGCAGATCATCACGGAGGAGTTGTACGAGTCGTGCCTTGTCGATGAGCGGAAGATGCCGCTGATCGGCGAGGTGCTGGTGTTCTGGCGGCCGATGTATGGCGGCAAGGACTTTATGGGGGCGTATGCCGAGGGGTGCGCGGCGCGGAAGGTGGGCGACAAGCTGTATGTGATCGACGCGTGGCGGGGCATGTACACGCCGTCAGGCTTCGCGGAGAAAGTGGTGGAGACGCTGCGGAAGCACCAGACGGGCAAGTTGACGCTGGAGGACGTGCCGGGCACGCAGTACGCGCTGAACGACATCCAGAACGAGGCGGCGCGGCGCAACCTGGGGCTGAAGATCGAGCTGGTGGACTTCGACGAGGAGGATGGCAAGCGGATGCAGCGGATGAAGGCGCTGGAGCCGAAGATGATTGCCGGCAGGATCAGGATTTCGACCGCGAGCGGGATGGGGCCGGAGATGCGGCGGCAGTTTGTGCATCTGGGGATGGTCGTCGAAAATGGAATCATCGATTCAGTGAGTAGATTAGCCTTGCGGATACCGGCCAGCGTGATTCAAACGGAATTAGAGGCGGAAGAGATTGAGAGCTATCGCAGGGCGAAGAACAAAGGCCTTTACGAGCATATTTACGGATTGGGCGGTATGGCCGAAGTGGAGCAGCGGGAAGAAGTGATGGCGACGCCAGCGCCGAGGCGCGGCTATCCGGGGCTGCCGGATATTCTTGGCGGACTGGATGGATAGATGAGAAAACATGGAAGTCTGCGCCAAGCAATCTTCGTAATCGGCCCGAGCATTGCCTACATCCAGTTGACGCAACAACAATTTGCGTGCGTCGACGCTGACGCTGCTGATCATTTAGCGCGATGGAACTGGTCTGCCTGTTGGGATAAAAGAGGGAAAAGATATTATGCGCACCGAGCGCAATGGATCGGAGGTGTGAAACGAAAGATTCGAATGCACCGCCAGGTACTAGAGAAAAACCTAGACCGCGAGCCAGACCACAGAAACCGCAACAGTCTAGACAACCGTATTGCCAACCTCAACCCAGCCACACGATCTGAGCAGATGTGTAACCAGGGCTTGCGCCGAGACAGTAGCAGCGGATTCCGAGGGATAAGTCTATTCGCGAAAACGGGACGATGGAGAGCCAGTATACAAGTTCAGGGCGAGAGGACATTCTTAGGATATTTTGATTCAAAAGAAGAGGCTGCGCGGGCATATGATGAAGCAGCGAAGCGTCTACACGGCGAGTTCGCATCGTTGAACATGGAAGAGGCGGCTTAGATGGCTAGTTTGGCGACAGCATGGACGAGCGCGACGGAGCCGCTGCCGGAGGGTGAGGTGCTGAACCCGACGATTGAGCCGGGCCAGGTGCTGATTCCCGAGCAGACGACCTCGAGCCCGGAGTTCGACGACGAGGCGGCGGCGACGCTGGCGGTGCGCGACTACGAGACGGCGCGGGCGTGGCTCGAAAACAACCTGTGGTACGCGGAGTGGGAGGCGAGCGACCTGCTGTACCAGAGCCCGACGCAGGACTACGCGAATGGCAGCTTTAGCGGGACGCCGCGGGTGAGCGACTTTACGGTGAACGACGCCTGCAGCACGATGGTGGGCGAGGTGAACCGGCAACTGTTCGCGCAGCAGGTGCCTTTTGTGCTGCGGCCGAGGGGCAAGACGACGCAGATCATGGTGGAGGCCTGGACGGCGCTGCTGGAGGTGCTGCTGGACCGCATGGACTTCGAGTACCATCTGCGGCTGGGCAACGCCACGATGGGCCTGCAGGGCACGCAGGTGCAGAAGGTGGGCTGGCACACCCGCACCTACAAGCGCAAGGTGCCCAAGCGCAAGGGAATGCCGCAGAAGGCGGACCTGCCGATTGGCGGCGAGACCACGGTGCCGACGACCGAGAGCGACACGTTCGAGATGGTGGACAAGGATGTGACGGAGAGCTGGCCGTTCATCGAATACCGCGAGCTGGGCTCGACGCTCTTTGATCCAAAGTGGAATACGCCGATGCGTCCCGATCTGTGCGGATTCTCTGTCGACGTCGACGACGTGAACTTTGACGACTTAGAGGGAATGCAGCAATTGGAGTGCTACAAAGAAAAGCTCCCGAGCCGCGAGGCGCTGATCGCGCACTTCTTTCAAAACCCGGAAGGTACAGCCAGCCCGGCCAGCGAAAGCCTGAAGGACTTTACCAGCGACGGAAGCCCGGTGCTGCATGCGCAGGGCGGAACGATCAATACCAGTGTGAATCCGCTGGATGCGGTGTTCAAGATGATCACGCGCTGGGACAAGCATCGCGTTATCGGTGTGCTGTTGATGGACGAAAAGACGTTCACGATCCGCAACGAGCCAGCCGAGATGCAGCGCGGCATCCCGCACTTTACCGCGAACTGGCGGAGCATCCAGAACAGCGGCTGGGGCGTGGGGCTGGGGCGGCTGGTGGGCTGCCAGCAGCGGGTAAAGCAGGGCGTGATCAACCATGGGCTGTGGAGCCTGGCGTATACCTACAACGCGCCGCTGGTGCATGCGCGGGGGATCGACGCGCCGACGCAGAATGTGCAGATGATGAAGGGTGGGTTCTTTCCGGTAACGCCGATCGGCAACAATGTGCTGAACGCGGTGGGATTTCTGCCGGTGCCGGAGGTGCCGGCAGATACGTGGCGCTTTCTGGCGTGGGGCGACCAGTCGGCGGATTCTTCGAGCGGGGCGAACGATGCGTTTGCCCAGGGCGACATCTCGAAGCGGGGCAGCTCGGCGGCAAGGACGGCGACGGGCGCGGCGGCAGTCTCGGCAAAGAGCAACCAGCGCGCGGCGGAGCCGGTGGATAACGTGTCGAACGGTATCATTATCCCGGTGATCGATCTGCTGATCGAGATGGTGAAGATGCAGAAGATGCCGGTGCAGGAGATCCGCGAGGTGCTGGAGGAGCGGCTGGCGGACAAGCTTACCGAGGAGTTCGACTTCCAAGAGTTCTTCGATGCTCGGCTGGAGACGCGGGTGCTGGCGGGGCAGAAGCTGGCGGCGAAGCAGGGCATCGCGCAGGTGCTGCCGTTCCTGACGCAGATTGCGCAGCAGCCGGATGTGATCCAGAAGCTGCATGACCGCGGCGAGACGATGGATATTGGCGTGATCGTGAAGATGATGATCGACTACTCGGAGTTGAATGGGCAGTACGACATCATCCGTCCGCTGACGCCCGAGGAGGACCAGAAGCTGCAGCAGGGCGCGAGCAATCCGAAGGCGGCGGAGGCGCAGACGAAGATCCAGGTGGAGCAGCTGCGCGGGCAGAACAAGCTGGCCGAGGTGCAGGAGCAGGGCAAGGTTGACCTGACGACAAAGCTGGCGGAGCAGGCGATCGAGAAGCTGGGCGGCGGCGTGCCGCTGGAGCGGGCGGAAGGCTTCAACGAGCGCAAGGAAGATGAGCAGCAGCTGACGAGCGGGATTGGGGGAGGGTTATGAGAGTAATCGAGGCCGTCTGGGAAAGCTACCAAAGAAATGTAATTCCAAAGGGCGCGGGCGAAGTGCAGGTGCAGGAGACCCGGCGCGCGTTCTTCGCGGGCATGGCCTCAATGAACGCTCTTCTCGACAAAATCGCATGTATGCCGGAAGCCCGAGCGATGGCAGAACTTTCGACCGCGAAGGCTTATCTGCTCAATTTTGCGTTAGCTGAACTATCGAACGCGCAGGAGCGGAGCGACACATGAGTGTAGGCGTGGAAGTGCCGTTGAGCGAGGATGAGCGCGAGGCATTGCGGATGATGCTGCAGGCGCCGGGGTATCGCGCTCTGATGCGGCTGGAGGACGGCTACATTGCGGCGCTGGACGCGGCCCCGGTGCTGATGGGCAAGATGGACGCGCACGATGTGGATATTCCGAAGGCTTTTCTGAGGGCGAACATGGCGCGGGAGTTTCGCGACATCATCCACGCGGAGGTGATCCGCATTGTGAACGAGGTGCGGCGGAACGAGCCGCAGGGTGGAGAGGTGCTGCCGGTGGAAAACCCTTTCGAGGTGGCGATGCACCCGGCGGCAAGCGCAGAGGTTACGCAGGCGATACGATCGAAGTACCGGAGATAGCGATGAAGACTTACTACATGAACGACGGGGAGCCGCTGGCGGATGGGCGGGTGGGCGTGATCATCGACTTTGAGGATGGGCGGCCAGGCGGACCGCAGAAGGTGTATGCGCCGGACCTGCGCGCGCTGACGCTGAAGGTGGCGACGATGGCGGGCAATGCCAGCGTGCGGTTGACGGAGGTGAAGCGGGATGCGGCGGCGGCCGGGGTGGCGACGACGCGCGGAAAACAGAATGATTCTAATTTGCCCTCGAACGGCGGCAAACCTGCGGCGGAACAGCCGAGGACGACCGGCATGGACCCGGCGACGCGGATGCAGCGCACGCACGAGCTGAACGATCCGGCGAAGAGTGGGGACGCGGTGGCGGCGTTTGTGGAGGAACGGGTGGGCATGCCGCTGGACAAGATTCGCGAGCTGGTGGAGCGCGACCAGGAGCGCGCGGGGCAGGACGAGGAGACGCGCCTGCGTGCGGAACGCGAGGAGATGTTTGCCCAGTTTGGCGACGAGACGCCGGATTTCCCACAGAACCCTTTCAACAGGAGCCTGCTGGTAAGTCGGGCAATCATAAATGCCAATGGACTCAAAAATGTAACACGTGCTATTCTCGATGAAACTTTTGCACAATTGCAGGAACAGGATCTTATCGTTCCGAACGAGCGTGCGAGAGAGACCACCGTAGAACCCCAGGACCATACTCCAACGGGTGAAGCGAGTCGAAGAAGCGCGGCCACCAGCTATCGCCGTCAGGACTTGACGGGAGCGAGAGCAGGGACGCAGACGACACGTTGGACAGATGAGAAGCTGGCAAAGACGACGCGCAACACCGCAGAGCATGAACGGTTGATGAAAACCGACCCGACATACTCCCCGGCAGTGAATGCGTGGGTTGCCAAGCTTCAGAGGCGGACAGCATAGCGCCGCCAGGGCTGGGATACGATGAAGCGACAGACGCTTGATCTGAACCGAATGAATCAATTTTCGTGGGGACTGGTGCGGATGATCTTCCTCCCGGCCATTGCCCTGGTGATGGCGTTTGCCGCCTTCACGAACGCGAGTGCGTGGACGGCGAAGTTTGCCATGGAGTCCGCCGCTCTCTTTGCGCACAACCCTGTGTTCGGGGCTGGACCGTCGCCTACGTCGATGCAGTCGGCGAACATGCCGCAGGCGTCGCAAACGATCCACTACGACAACAAGTTTTTCAAGAACCTGAAGGCCAATCTGGTAATGCTACTGCTTTGCACCATGCGCGAGATGCCGGCGCATGCGGGGCAGGCCTACCGCGCGTTTATGTACAACACGCTGGGGCCGAACACCACGCAGCAGACCGAGGGCACGGTGGGCACCGGCATTTCGCTGACGGTGAACTTCGTGAACTACGTGATGGGGCAGTGGGCGGATTACGTCAACTTCTCCGACTTCGTGATGGATACGACCATCGATCCCGCGCTTGAGAATGTGGAGCGCGAGATGGCGTACCGGTTCGCGGAATCGATCCAGGCGCTGGTGCGGGCTCAGTTCGACTACCTGCGCACGCTGGACTCGAAGACGGGCACCTACGATGCGACCACCACGCCGTACTACTTCACCAAGTCGCAACTGGAGCAGAACGTGGCTTCGCTGGGCATCCAGAACGTGCTGCCGATCCAGGACCGCAAATACCATGGCGTGATCCACAATGCATTTATCGGCGACCTGTACATCGATTCGACGAACAACAGCATTGTGGACATCATGAAGCACACTGACGACGGGCTGCGCAGGCTGGAGGAGCTTGCCGACGGCGACGAGTGCGACGTGATCAACCTGTTTGGCGCGCGCTGGATGACGAGCACGCAGGTAACGCAGTCTCCCAACTGGCAGGGCAGCGGGCAGACGGCGCTGTATACTTACCTGGCGGGCGAGGATGCGGTGGTTGCGGTGAAGATGGATCGGCCGGATCGGACGAAGCTGGGCGACGGCAACTGGAAGAACATCCAACTGTGGCGCGGCAACTACGACAAGCCGAGCGCGTTCGATTCCGCGGGCGTGATCAAGGCCGGGACCAGCTACAACTGGATTGGCGCCTTCGGGCCTCCGCCGGATACGACCAGCCGTGCGCGGGTTTGGGCGGCTGTACCACAAACCACGTAATTTGATTACAGCCGGAAAGTAATCAAATTACACTTGAAATGACAAAAGGGCATCGCTAAACGGCGGTGCCCTTTGCTATGATGGCGGAAGCAATGACCAGCGTGGAAGGACACGCACTGACTGGGAATGACTGTTTCACTGTGAAACGGGCACAGGCCGAAAGGTGACAGCTAACCAGCGGCGTAGGTGGGTAAAAGCCTCGGTCCCGGAATATCGTTGGGGGGTTGCACCTAGCTGGTATCAAGCCCAGCGCATTGCACTGATTTACCGGAGGCAGGACAATGGCAGGATCGGCGGCAGTAAAAATGAGCGCGGAAGAGATCGAGGCGGAGATCCAGCGAGTAGAGCTCGAGACGAAGACGCTGGCGCTGGAGCGGGCAAAGGAAGAGAATGAGCAGTGGAAGGCGAGGAAGGCGGAGAAGGCGAAGCGCAACGCCGTGACGCAGAGCGACTTGGCCGCCGACCGCCGGAAGGAGCATGCCAAGACGGTGGGCTGCCGGCACCGGCAGGGTGGATTCCAGGACAGCTTCCCGAAGAAGGGCAAGGGCGACCCCTGCATCAGCGCGCACAAGATGCCGTTCGGCGAGCTGCGGCTGCAGTGCAACCGCTGCCAGCTGGAGGTGTACGAGCCGAACCCCTCGCAGCGCAACGTCAAGGGCTACCGCGACAAGCATGGCCGCACCTGGGACGAGCAGAAGGAAGTCTACGACAAGATGCTTGAGTTCTGGGAAGAGGGTGGCCTGCACATGAGTGAAGGGCCGCAGTTTACCGCGCTGACGGCGGAGGGCATTCCGTTCCGGCCGGCGTTAGTTTAGACATCGCCCTCAGGTAGGCTTGCAATAGGCGAGGTAGAACCCTTGATGAGGCAAGCTACCTGCAGGGGGATTTTCACCGCGAAGCGGTCGAGGACGGTACGAAGTACATGGGCAATAGTACGATCAGCGTTCAGGACATCATCGATCGCGTGGCGGTGGCGGGGGACACGTCGCCGCAGGCGAATCCGGGCGCGTATGGCGCGAAGGTGTGCCTGGCGCTGGCGAACAATACGATGAGCGACCTGTTGAGCGAGCGGTTCAACTGGAAGTGGAATTCGAAGAACGCGCAGCCGTTTTACACAAATACATTCCAGCAGGATTACCCGCAGATAGGTCTCGTTGACGTTGAGTGGCTGGAATTCTTTTACTGGGTAGACATCAACAACACGGCGCTGCCCAAGCCGATCAGCCGTGCCTCGGACACGCAGGTGGTACGCGCACTGCCCCGGCAGAGCCTGTGGGCGGCGCAGTGCGGCTGGCCAACGCAACTGTGCTGGATGTACAACAAGGATCTGAGCTACGGGGTGTGGCCGGGGCCGAATGTGACCTACGGTGCGCTGATCACGGCGGCGGGACAGGTATCGCAGAACCCGCCGATGGCGATTCTGGATGCGAACGGCAACATTCTGGTGTTGACCACGCCAAACCCTGCATCGACCGGGGTGACGGGTTCGACCGCGCCGGTGCTGGCGGCGAACAGTGCCGAGGGCACGACCGTGACGGATGGGAGCTGCGTATGGACGGTGGCGGGGCCGCTGAGCCAGGGGTGGAGGGTGTGGCCGCTGCCGGGAGCGACAGGGCCGGTGTACCAGATCCAGGTGAAGTACCAGACCATCCCAACGCGCTTT